AATGCCACGACATAAGATGGATAAGGCGTTCAAACAGATATTGGCTCGTAATCGTGCGCCATTGCCAGATAAGAAACCTAATCAAGTGGACTTAGTGGGTACGCCAGAGGGTTATCGCTTTGCTTACAATTTACTTGTTGCTAATAAGCCAGATAACTATCGGTTAATTAAGGCTTCAACGTATGAGAACAAGCATTTGCCAGAAGATTACATTGATACGCTAAAAGAAACCTATGATGAGAAATTGCTTCAACAATATTTGCTTGGCGAGTTTGTTAATGTTAATGGTAGTGCCGTTTATCATCAGTTTGATCGTGATGTTCACGTTTGCGATAATAGAGATATCAATCCAGCACTTCCGCTCATAATATCGTTTGACTTCAACATCAATCCATATAATGCTATTTACTTGATTCAAGTGATAGATGGAAAGGTGATTATTATTGACAATGCTATCTTGAAAGGTAAGCCATTAGTTGATTCACTTGATTATTTAAAAGAAAAGTTTAGTCATCTTGGCGCTACATTAATGAGTGCTACAATCTATGGTGATGCTGCTGGTAAGGCTCGTAGCCAAGGCACAGCACAGAGTAATTACGACTTAATACGTGATGCTGGATTCCATAAGATGAAGATTAAAACGGCAAACCCACGAATACAAGACCGCAATAATGCTTTCAATTCTATGTTACGGAATGGTGCTGGTTCTGTTAATATAGCGATATGTTCGAGGAATCAAGAATTAATTACTGATTTAGAGCAGATGTCATACAATGATAAGGGCGAAGTTGACAAGTCAAACCAAGACTTAACCCACTCGGTGGATTCGGTGGGTTACTATATTGAATATGAACACGGCTTACATAAGACCGAAGTTCGCAACATTAGGATGAGAGTTGGATGATAATTAACAAACACCCACGCAATGACATTAGAAGCACAATCAATAGCAATGGCTCACGATTAGCTAAATTCAGTAAGCGTTATCAAATGTATAACGATAATTATAACGATCAAGTAGTCAGCAAGTTAGGTCAGATATATAGAGCATTTGCTCAACTTAAATTAGACGTTCAGATTAACGATAACAATAATATCTATAAGCAAGTAGTAAACGCTGTTTCTAATGTGTACAGTTTTGGCGTTAATAGAACATTTGAATCAGATGATGCTCAAGAATTGTACAATGAGTTGCGCATTGACAAGACAATGGCTCAAGCAAATAAGTATATGAACGCCTTTAATGACGTGCTGGTACAAGTTAGCTGGGATGGCAAGAAAGAGCAGCCAAAGGTAATGCTAAGGCTTCCACATTTAACCGAGGTTGGTTATTCTCAAGGTGATGTTGAATGGGTGGCATACTTTGTTGAGATGGTAGGAAAAGACCAGAAAACGGAACGCTGGGCGTATTGGAGCAATGAAGAACATTATTACATTGACAAACAATCTGGTGAAGATAAGATTGTAGCTGTAGAAGATAACGAAGAAATGGTTAATCCATTCGGTGTATTGCCATTTGTTTATTTACATAACGGTTGGAGAGATGAATCTTTCTGGGATATGTTTACTGGTGATGATTTAACTGGTGGTACAATTGATATGGCAGTTCATCTGACGTTTTTGAATCACATCATCAAGACACAATCATTCAAACAATTAGTTGGTAAAGGTGACAACGTGGGTGAATTGCTCGGACAAGTATTAGACCCATTATCAATCTTAACATTGACTGGACAAAATACAGAGATTAGCGTTTTAGACTTACAGTCAAACTATGAACAACTTCATAGAGTAGCGCAAGACTTAGCAAACAACCTAGCGATTAGCTACGGTGTATCACCATCTCAATTTAGAATGACTAGCCAAGCATCATCTGGCTTTGCTTTACAGATGGAGAACCTCAAACTTGATAGATTCACATTAGAGCAACAAGCAGACTTTAAAGTTTATGAAAAAGAGTTATTCACATTGATTGGTCAAGTATCTGAATATTATGGCAAGGCTGTTAATGGAGAAATGACTGTTGATTTTGTTGAGCCTAACTACCCAGCAAGTGAAACTGAGCAATTAACTATTGACCAGCAAAGTATTGACTTGGGTCTTAGTTCACCGCACAAAGTATTGATGCGTAATAATCCAGACTTAACTGAAGAAGATGCTCGTGTTGATGTTGATGATAATATTAATGCTCGTAATGATATGCTTAACAAGGTTAAAACTGGTGGCTCTCTGAACGATACAATGGCTGCTTTAGGTCTAAATGCCAACGCTTGATGCCATATACAATCAATCTCAAAGCGAGGTTGATGCTTTTATACGTCAGTTTGATGGCGAGATGGAAAAAGTATTTGAGCGTGTTAGACGAATTGCCAATGCTCAACTTGCTGGATTAAGCCAAGACGATATATTGAAATATGAATTTGTTTGGCGTAAGTCGTTACAAGATGCTGGATATTATGTTTTAGTTAATGATTTGATTGATACGCAATTTGATTCAATCTATTCTGGAACATTACAAGCATTTGAAGCGGGTGGTTTAAAGACTGCCTTTACTGCTGATGATGCTACTAAGATTCAGATATTAAAGCAGATGAAGCGTGATTTCTTTATTCGCCTTGGTGATGATGTTGGCTTGAGTGTTAAGCGTGAGTTATACAAGTATGCTATATCTGATGCTTCGGTTGTTGATATGACTGCTGGTATTGCTCAAACATTAGAGGGTTCTAACCTTGCCAAGTATTCACAGACTTATGCCAGAACAGCGATTAAAGAGTTTCAACAAGAAGTGATTGATTTACGTGCTGCTGATATTAAAGATGGCGTTTGGGTTTACGTGGGCGTTAATGATGGTCGAACCAGAGATTTTTGTCGCAATGTATTAAAGCGCAATAGGTTTTATGATGATAGTCGTAAGAACCGCATAGAAAACGACCAAGATAGGGCATACAACTGCCGTCATAGGTTCTATAAGATGGATAAACAAGAAGCCGAAGCAAATGGGTATAAGGGTAACTAAACAGCCAAACTGGGGCAAATACAAGAAGCGGTTGAAAAATACTGGCGATGCTCTATATTCGGTTTCTGAAAGTATTATTGTTGGTATTATTAATCGTACTCAATCTGGTAAGGATAAAAACAAGAAAGGCTTTAAAGGATATTCAAAGGGATACGGCAAGACTGGTACTGTTAATTTAACTGATACTGGCACAATGCTACACGCTATTAATCGTAAAAAGATAAAAGGTGGTGTTAAGCTATATTTCCCAAATACAAATGAAAATAAAAAGGCACACGGCAATCAAGTAAAATATGGGCGTAAGTTCTTTGGACTTGATAAGACACAAAAAGAATTAATAAAACGCAAACTTGGTAAATTTATTGTAAAAACAAAGAGTTAGTGTTATTATGAAAACAACTTTTATATAAAAGAGGTAAATGTTATGGCTGACGAGCATACAAACGGCACAGACGAAACTCCTAAGTCTGAAAATGAGGTGGTGTTATCACAATCAAAACTTGATAAACTGATTGATAAAGGTTTTAGCAAGGGTGCAAACCGAGCAAAGTCTGAATTAGCAGAACAATTAGGTGTTGATTCAATTGAACAAGCACGAGAGTTAATTAATGCGAAACGTGAAAACGATGAAGCTAATAAGTCCGATTTGGATAAGGCAGCAGAGTTAATCAATACGCTTAATGGAACAATCAAAGGCTTGGAAGCAAACAACAATGAGATTAAGGCTGATATGGCTGTTCAAAAGGTTGTAAGCGAAAATGGTATCAAGGATGCTGATTACTTCAAACATTTATTAGCACAAGCAAGTGCTGTTGATGACTTTGACCAATCAGCATTCATTGAACAATTAAAAGGTGATAAACCTTACTTATTTTCTGGTGGTGATACACAACCAAAGAGAGTAGATGCGACTTCTAACCGAGCATCATTAGATGTTGGTGAACGAGTTAAGTCTGCTAAAACTATGGCTGAGTTATACGCACTCCAGAATGAATTATAAATAATTTCTTAGGAGAAATAAAATGGCTGTAAATACAAAAACACTATTAAGCGACTCGGTTGTTGACTTAATGAACCAAGCTGTTATCGTATCTGGTAACTCTTATAACAAAATTGATGCTTACACTACTATTCGTCAAGACGATATGGCATCTTCAATCGCATTCACCGTGTTCTCACGTATGTCTGCTGCGACAACTCCATTAACTGATGGTACTGAAGCGGGTTCAACTACT